CTATGATGTGGTAGAAAGCCTAATATCAGAAGGTCTTATTTCTGAAGGTGGTTTAGGATTATACAAGACATTTATACACTACGACATCAGAGGAAATAAAGCAAGATGGGACTACAGAAATCGTTAATAGTTATTTTACTTTTATTTGTATCTTGTGGGATAAAAAAGAAATCAGTCACAAAAAAAGAGAAAGTAACAGAGATCACTAGAGAGGTAATTAGCAAACTAGATCGGATCATTACGGATTCTACAATCACTTTCCTAAACATAGAGACATTAAATATTGTTTCTAGAGATTCTACACAACCAATTCGTATTATTGATTCTAAGGGCTCTACAAAGACCTTTTATAATGTTTTAAGTATTACTACCACAAAAGATAGAAGTATCATTAGAAAGGCTCTAAAGGACTCTAAGAGTAGTATAATAACATCAACTGTAGGTGAAACTACAAAAGTGAGTGAAAGCACAAAAAACAAATTTAAAGTAGATACTACAATAATTTATGTTTTTATAGGTATTATTTTAATTATTTTCATAATTAGACTTTATAGAAAATATTTTATTGTATTTTAGTATATTATTATATATTATATATATTATTATAATACTATTATATACTAATTAATAAGTAATAAGTACTAATAAAATATAATAAAAGTTTTCAATTATCCAAATAAACTTTTAAAAAGTTATTAACTATGAAAGAAGAAATACTAAAAATAGCAGCAGAATACCAAAAGACTGTAATAGAAAGAGTAGATGAACTTTTAGAGATAGATGCTATTCAGTACCAAAACTTAGGAACAGATAGCACTAAGGCAGAAAAAATAGAGGTAAAAAAAAACAGTAGGTTTATTTATAGAACAATAAAGGACCTAGACGCAAATACTGGTAAACTTTTACTTCAACACCAAGACGGGTATTAAATGGCAGCTTCTAGAAAGACAATATTAACAAAACTTGACAAGGTTTTTTCAGAGTACATCAGGAAAAGGAAAGCAGTTAACGAATTTGCTGAGTGTGTAACTTGTGGAAAGGTGGATCATTGGAAAGATTTACAGGCGGGACACTTTATGTCCAGAAAGCACTACTCTACTAGATGGGATGAAAGAAATGTAGAGGTTCAATGTATGGCTTGTAATGTTTTTAGATATGGGGAGCAATATAAGTTTTCTAAATATTTAGGAACAGAGTTGTCAGATGAGTTGCTATCGAAAAGCAGGGAGACAGTTAAATTCCCAAACTGGGAACTTATTGAAATGATAGAAATTTATAAAAATAAATTAAATGAATTGTAGTATTAAAGGCTTTTATCACTATATTTGATTGTCTGTCTTAATTATTGTCTAATTTTTGAGAGAAAAGAGAAGTGTCGTAATGATGTTTCTCTTTTTTTTTGTTTAAAAATGTAATTTATTAAAAAAATTATATATCTTTATAAAAATTAATCAGTAATAATTATAAAAAAGACAAATTATGACAGTAGAAGAAATGAAAGAAGTAGTACAGAGCAGCATCAAATCTTTAGAGTGGGAGGAAGATTACCACCAAAGGAAATTAGATGAGGCAGAGATCAAATTAGAAATATTCAGAAACAAACTTAAACAATTATGACGTACCAAGAAGATTTAAAAAGATTACACGAGGCAAGAATAGACGCTCTAGAAAATAGAGTAGAAGAATTAGAAATCAAATTAGGAATAGAAACGAATAAAAATTATGAAAACAGGTAAAATAACAGCAATTACTCCTAAAGGAAGTTGGGCGAAAGATGGACAAAGCTACAACAGATTCAATGTAACAATGGCAGACGGAAATGTGTATCAGTTTAATGCTATTGGAGATTTCAAGCACAAAGTCTCAGAGGAGTGCTCATTTACATCAGAAGAAAAGGAGTATCAGGGTAACACTTGGAACGCTGCTAAATTAGTAAGAGCTAATCCAATGCAAGTTTTTACAAAGCCAGCAGGAGATGTACAGAAACTTATCGTAAGACAATCTAGTGTAGCTAGTGCGGTAAATTTCTACAAAGATCAAAATAAAACACCTGAAGATGTTATAGCATTTGCAGAAAAAATAGTTAATTATATATACAGTTAAAAAGGAAAAAATTATGAGTTTTAAAGTAAGTGGAAAAATCACAGACATTTCAGAAGTAAGAACCCTTCAAACGGGAGCAAAAGTATTAGATTATAGAATTGATACAGGAGATGAATGGAACAATGTTTATCTATTCAATATGTACAAAAAGCCAGAGTACTCAGATGCTTGCGATAAGTTTGTGCAATTCAATAAAGTAGGAGATCTGGTAACGGTTGAATTTAATGTAAGCACTACAAAAGACAAAAAAATTGATGATAGATATTACACTAACCTCTCACATTGGAGATCGGATAAGATAAACGCAATGCCTACTGCGGAAAGCATAACAGCTAAAGACTTTGCTCCTGACAGAGAAGAGGCAGACTTTCCTTTTTAATTTATATAGGGAGATTAGTTTCTCCCTTTTTTTTTATACTTTAGACAAAATAAAAGACAGATGCTTATAAATTTCGAAGAACAATTAGAAAAATTAAAAAAGGTTAGAAGTGGAGATATTAAGGAGGGGCTTGGATTAGATGTACCTCAGATCGATGAGTTCCTAAGATATAAAGCAGGGAACTTCAACGTAATACTGGGACACGCAAACGTGGGAAAGACATCAATAGTAATGTATTTAATGCTGTTGTATTCTATTAAGCACAAATTAAAGTGGCTTGTATTCAGCTCAGAAAATGAGCCTTATGCTCTAATACGAAAACTTGTTGAATATATGGAAGCTAAACCTATAAACAAGATAGGAACAGATGCCTTCAATAAAAGAGTAGAATGGATAAACAACCATTTTAAATTCATAGAGCCTAATGAATTATATACATATAAAAGACTAATGGAGTTAGCTCAATATGTAAAAGATGCTTGGAGTTATGATGGATTTATGATCGATCCTTATAACTCGCTTATGAAGGACAGAGATGTATTAAAAGGAATAAACTCCCACGAATACGATTATCAAGCTACGAGTGAAATGCGAATTTTTTGCAAAAAGAACAACATAAGTATATGGCTAAACACTCACGCAGCTACTGAGGCTTTAAGAAAGAAACATTCTTCAGGACATCCATACGCAGAGCATCCTATTCCACCAATGGCAAGTGATGTAGAAGGAGGAGGAAAGTTTGTGAATAGAGCGGATGAGTTTATTTGTATTCATAGATATACCCAGCACCCAACGGATTGGATGTACACGCATATACACGTAAGAAAGGTTAAAGACATAGACACAGGAGGTAGACCAACACCATTAGATGAGCCAATAAAGCTAAAAAGTCTAATGAATAATGTAGGATTTGAGATAAACCATCAAAGTCTTATAAAACAATTTAATGAGAAACAGGTAGAAGTACCATTTTAATAAATAATATGAATATAGATTTTGGAGACATTAGCATTAACATTCAAATCATTCCTCTTTATGGATTAGCTGCAGGAGTACTGTACTATAATCCAAATCTAGAGCCTGAACAGGAAGAAGTAGACACAGACAATTTTTATCAACAAGTTACAATAATGGCACTTGTGTTTGGTTTACATATAACTGTATGGAGGTATTAGCAATATTATTTAAAAAACACAAAGATTGGTGTAATATAGTACAATCCTTTAATGTCAATAAAGACACTGCAGAAGATATAGTACAAGAGATGTATATAAAGATTGATAGAATGGTAAAGAATGGCACTGATATTATGTATAATGACAGTCAGGTTAATTATTGGTATGTATATAGAACTCTTTACACGTTGTTTTTAGACTTAAAAAGAAAGGAATCAAAAGTAGATCTAATAGGATTAGATGATATTAAGAAGGATTTAATTCAGGATGATTTCATAGATTATGATAATATTCATAATAAACTAACAAGCGAATTAGAGAGTCTATATTGGTATGATAAGAAGATTTTTGAGCTTATAGATTCTGGAGAGACTTTTCAAGGGTTGAGTGAAAAAACAAAAATTAGCTATTATTCAATATACAACACGTATAGAAAGGTAAAGAAACATTTAAAAGAGACAATAAAATGACAATCAAAGACATAACAGAGACACATATACATCCGATCACTGGATGGAAACCTGCTAAAAAGAAAAAATATAGTAAATTAACAAAATCAGAAAATGAGATTAGGAAATATTATAGCGAAAATTACGAAATGGACAGGAATAAAATGGCTTATTGAAAAGATAGTAATTGATTTACTAGGCTACAGCTCCTGCGGATGTGAGGAAAGACACAGAAAATTAAATAACATAATAATTGATAGAAATGGAATCTACAAAGATGAATAAAGAGGATTACATACTATGGGAAAAGTTCAGGGAGAACACTAAGAACACTTTAACGGGAGAGGAATTTGTTTTAATATGCAGACTTCATTCCGTTTATTTTAAACACAAATTTTATAAACCCTGTACTTGTAATCCTAGAGAAATTAAAAGATGGATCAGTCAATTAAATGAATTTTTCTTAAAAGAATAGAATGACTATAAACAAAGTGCACTTACTAGAGCAGGCGGTTGTTAAGATATTAAACTTAGATGGATGGGATTTAGATTGGTCAGGAGGTGGATTCGAGCATTACGACGCTGTGGGTGAAACACCAAAAGGAAATCCTTGTGTGATAGAAATGAAATTTAGAAACAAGTATTATGAGACCAAAATGCTTGAGGTAGCGAAATATGAAAACTTAATGGATATGCCTGAAGATATGGTCAAGTTGTATTTTGTCAACGATCCGAAAGCAAATTATATGTTTTGGATAAATGATATTGATTTGGGAGAGCCTAAAGAGATGTATTGTCCTGATACAACGCTATGGACTAAGAGCAAAAAAAATAAGATGGTTTACTTATTAAAAGAAGATCAAGCTTCGATCATTAATATAAACGAATGAAATCATCAAAAGAAATATTATACAAATTATGAGAGGAACAGCAATTCATTACGAGTCAACAGGAGAGTATGATCTTATAGATGTAATACAGGACTATCAGCTTAATTTTAACAGAGGCAATATAATCAAGTATATAATAAGAGCAGGAAAGAAAGATGATGAACTACAAGATCTTATAAAGGCTAAGGACTATATAGAGAGAGAGCTCCAATATGTAAGAGAGTTGAGACATAAGAAAGCTGAAGAAGTGAAGGGCAACTGGGTTGTAAACTCTACAAAAATGACAGTTGAAGAAATAAAAGATATAAAGGTAATATTATAAAACAAAAGATGCTTTTTATTAAATTATTTTAGTATCTTTGTGTTTTAATACAGACAAAATGTACAGAGTAGATACAAAATTATTAGAGTTACAGAACAATTCAGATATGGAGTTGATGATGTCCTTATCTTTAAAGTGGACAAAAAAATCAGACTCTAAGGATTTACTTAAATTCCAAGATGCTTTATTTAGAAGTTTTCGCTATATCCAAACCAGAGAGGATGAGAGGTTTTCTTATGATAGGATTATAAGTGAAAGCATTTCAAATAAAAATAGAGCCATAGAAAGAGCAAGAAAAGCAGAAGAAAGGATAGATGAGTTAGATTTAGAGATCAAAAAATTAAAAATCATACAGGGATTATAATGGAAAACAAGATTATAACAGACGTTCAAAATGACTACTTTAATACGGGATTAACTATCAATGAGATAGCTGAGAAGCATAATGTTTCTAAAGAAAAAGTAAGTGCGTACAAAGACAA